AGTGAAGCTGTTGTAGCTGTCGTGCTAATGTCGAGACTAACACGAGAGATACCAAACGTAGCACTTGATGCTGTTTGCTCTAACTCTACGTTAGCCCCTAAATCATCATCATTTACTGTTCCGTCTGCTTGTATAGCAAAAAGAATGTTTGGATCATCAGCAACGTAAGCCATACCTTCGGTATGAGCTGCGCCAGACCATTGTTGTGAAAATGTAAGCTGACTGGTGCTTACATCGATGAAACGACATCCTAGAAAAATACCAATTGGCGTAGCTGCGCTTGTGCCTGTATCTTTCTCGATGGTAGTTGTGGAACCACCGTCAACTAACTTGACGATATCTCCCATACAAATCCTTGTGGAGTACGAGGATAGGATTGGGTATTGACGAAAACCACCAGTGTATTCGCCTCCCAAAGTTCCTACGGGTCGCAAACCAAAAGGAGCAGATGTGCTAGACATATGTCTACCTCCATTAAGTTGTACGGGTGCTTCGCTCTGGTCTCAGAACGGGCATCCGTGGATCATTAGTTTTCATATAAGAATTATCAACACTCTCAATCTGTCGTTGTGACTGCTCTTTGTGATATTCCTTACGGCTTTGAACGGTTTCAGTTGCGTTGCTACATAACAGTAACCCACCAACCTCGATATTTTCACCCCACTTAGAGTCGATGTCCGTCATTACTTGCAACTCTGGGTGGTCTTTGGCTAAAACAGGAGTCCATCCTTCACGAAATTTTGCAGATACGTTTGGAGTATCAGATTGACCCATGACTGCTGTTCTTATCCAACGGAATTCAACACCTTCCCTTGGAGTAGGAGTTGGCAAAAGTGTGGGTCTTTCCCACTTCTTTGTGCGAGTCTGCGTTTCACGATTTTGCGTGTCTCTGGGTTCTCTATCAGCCATTTGATTGTTCCTTCATTAATTGCGCTGCGTATTGCTCTGGACTGAGACCAAGTCGCTTTGCGAGGGCTACTTGGGTTCTTGTTAGACGCACTGTGCGTGATTTTTTTCCGCTTCTTTCAACGGGGGCTACCACGGTTCCATTTTGTAACTGAGGTGCTTCCTGCTCAGTCTCAAATTTCTCTGGAAACACTTTACGCATTTCCTCATCTATCTCTTTATAATACTGTTCGCTGTCTGGCACAATACCTTTTTGCTTCAACTCTTCGTGTATACCTAAAGCATAACCTGTCATTCTCATGTCTTTATCGAACCATTCGTTGTTTTTCTGCCACTCTATACCCCTATTGGATATAACTGGTTTTTCTTGTTTTTGTGGTGCAGGTGGCTCCGTTTGTACAGGCTCTGGCTTATAATCTTCTACCTTTGATTTTTCAACTTGTAGCTTTGTTAAAGCATCTTGAGCTTCCATAAGTTTGTCGGTATCACCTGATTCATAAGCTTCTTTGTAGTCCTTCTTTGCTTTATCTAGTTGTGCATCAACCCTACCTTTCGCTTGATCCATTAGCATTGTCTCGCCATCAGCTAGGGTTTTTCTAAGAACTTCATTATCTTTCTTTAACTTTTCAGCGTAATGTATAGCTTCCTTCTCAAGTCTTTTAGCTTCTTCCTTTGCTCTACGCTCTTCATGATACTCGTATTTTAGTTGCGATATTCTTTTCTGTGCGTTCTGACTATATGTTTTTGCCTCATCATCAGAATCATCTACATCTTTTTTTTCTGCTGATTCGTTTCTTTTAGTAACTCGATCCTCTTCTGGTCTATCGTCTACTATCTCAACTTCATAATCATCTTTTTCAACTGCATTATTGCTGTCTTCGATGTTCTCTTCTAACTTTTCTGCTGTATCATTCATATTCTCTTGTATCCTCTTGGGTCATCAACAACGGCTTCAACCGTGTCATCATTAATTAATCTAAACTCTTGTGTGTGAATTTTAAATCGAGTGCCTGAATAAGATCGAAAGATCACAAAGTCACCCTTTTTACAGTAAGGTCCGTGAGGAAACTTATCTTTATCTTGATAAGCATCAGGACCCATACTAACGACAAAACCTATGATTGATGCTATACCTTCAGCATCTCTCAATGCGTCTGGCATATACACACCACCTTCTGTTTTCTCGTCTACTTCTACTGGGGATATTAGGAGTTTGTAGCCCTTTGGTTCGGGCATCTTGGAAGCGACCTTTGGGTCTTCCTCCGTCTTTACAGCTTGATACATTTTTACCTCATGCAGTGATTAAGGATCACAGTTCCTTGCGTTAAAAACGAAAAGTTATATGTAACTTTTTTTAATCATTAATAAATCTTTGTTCTATGTCAAGTATATCTTCTTGTATTTTTTCTAGACACTTATACTCTCCCACTAATAAATTATACTCTTCCATAGACTTAGCACCACCTGTTGACATATGATCTTTGATGCTTTCTTTGTAATCTAATATCTTTTTTAAAAGGGGTGCGTAGATGCTCTCACTGGTCATCTAGCAACTCTCTAGCTAAATCTATTCCTTCTTGAAGACCTTGTTTTCTTTCTTCTCTCTTAGATTTAACCTCATCTGTGATAGCTTTTGTTGCTACTTTTGCTACCTCTATCTCTTGATCTTTTTGTTTTGCTTTTGTTTCTACCTCTAGTTTAGCTAAATCCATTTCTTTTTTGTGTGCGAATTCAGCCTCTTTTAGAGCCATTTCTTTTTGTTGCATGATTGTTAATGGGTCTTGAGACTTCTGCATTGCTTCTTGTTGTGCTATTTCTGCCTGACTCTTCTGTAACACTTTAGCTGCAGCATCGGCTGTAACCTTTGATAACTGCTCTTCTACATCTTCTGGCAAAGGCTTGTCTTCATCTGGCATAGGCACACCCATCTGCATCTCTACTTCTTTTCTGTATTGGAATGCAACGTGTTCGGTAATATGTGCTGATATTGCGTTTTGTATCGCGGATGCAAACGGTGACTGCCCTATAATCTGTTGCATCTTTGGGTCTTGCATCGCTGCCGTATGCACTGCTATGTGTGCTTCGTGATCCTGATACTTAAACGCTTTGACAGGCTCCTGTTTTAATATAGCCATGTTTTCTGTTACAGGGTCTTTTGGTGTCAAATCATCTGGAAGTTTTATAATACTGGACGCATCTTGTATGCCCAATACCTCTAGCATCTGCCTGTGTAGCTTACCCATATCATACAACTGTGGGGCTTGTTGAGCTAACTGCAAGGCAGATTGATATTGTGTTACCCTCTGTGCCATTGTTGACGCATTAGGATCAGATACTGGGATGACATCAACTCTGCCATCAAAGTCTTTTGTTCTAGAAAACTCTCCCTCTGTTTCGTAGACATAATCGGAGGGCATAAAGTCGTGTATGCACTTTGCTAGTATGCGTAATTCCTTTTTGAGAGAAGCGTGTAGTCTGGCTTGCACACCAGACATTACTTTCATTGATCTTTCTAACAACGCTAGTGTTGTACCCACTGGTGCGTTTGGATTCATATTTCCTACTTGAACATCAGCTATCGACCCAATTCGTCTTCCCTCTTCGACAATATTTCCCAATAACTGGTAAAGCACTGAGGATGGTTCTTTATAAGGTATAAACGTAATGGAATCTCGTATCGCACCGCCAGGCACGTCGACATCTCGGAACTCACCAGGCATAAGAGGCGAGTCATCCCCTTTAATGCGGAGACCACGAGCTTTAAGACCAGCAGGTAGATTCGATAAAGTACCTGCATCAATAAGCTGACGCAGTATGGACGTAGCCGATTTAGCCAACCCACCAATAAGATGAATAAGTCCTGTACCATAAAAGCCAAGGCTAGGAAGATATCTATAATGAATAAAATGCTGTCTTTTAATCTTCTTTGGATCAGTTTCATACCAGTTCCTTCTTATGGATAAAATTGTTCTCGATGACTTATCTATCGTTACCACATACGGTCTGGCTAATCCGTCTTTGTCTTGAAACGGCTCTGGCAACTCAATATCAACGTGCATCTCTAATATTGTATATCTATCATCCTCTTCATAAACTGATTCATTTCCTTCCATCTCATCGTATTTATCCTGTATATCGCTCTCATCTACGGTGGGTTCTGGGAGATCAATATCTCTATAAAATCCACTGACCATTAATTCTTTTACTTGGTTCTCTGTTTTCTTCATTACATGAGTGTAACGAGAGCAGGACATTAGATCAGAAGCTCCGTATGAAACTACAAAGTCTTCCGCAGGAACAAACATAGAACAGGGTCTTTCCATTATAGGATCATAATACACCTTCTTAAAAGCGGAGCCTGCTAGTGGTAAACGAAAGAGCATCTGTTCCATTTCATCACGATACTCTGTTATCTCCTCGGTAAGCATATAGTTCATCTCATGTTCTACACGCTTTGCCTGTGCATTCTTTTCTTTTGTTTGTTTGCCAACTATTTTAGTTCGTACAGGTCCTGACGCAGGAAATATCTCACCCATAGCCTGCGCCTGAAACCTAACGATTGCCTCAGAGAGTAAGGGATGAAAAACTCCTGAAGCTCCTTCCCAAGGTTGGGTACGTTCTTCTATCTTCATGCCAAGCAAATCAAGACCCTTCACATAAGACCTTGACCATTCTTTTCTAGATGTTCTGTCTGATTCAAAATCACTGACTAACTCCGAACCCATCTCATCTAAATCTGACTCCTCCAAAAACTCTGCCAGATTTCCATTGTGTTCAGGACCTATGAGGTCTTCTGTCATGCTACCTTCAAAGTCAACGACTACACCGCCATCATCTGTTTCAACAGCTACAGCATCTGGATTGACAATCTCAACTTTGATTTGAGACTCTTCAGGGTTTCCCTCGGCTTGCACCTCAAAGGGTTCTAGAGTTTTATCAACAGCCATTATCTAATTGTGAAGTTAGTGCCTCTAGTGGCTAGACCTCCACCTCTCATCTTCATGGTTTTACCGCCTTTCTTCATGCCCTTCTTCTTCATAGCACCTCCGATAGCGTATCCCTTTTTCATTTTACCACCACCTGCATACATCTTCTTCTTCATGCCTGTCATGCCACCGCCACGCATCATTTGCTTTTTCATGGTGGTTCTACCGCCTGCAGCCATACCTTTTTTCTTCATGGCTCCGCCCCCTGCGGCTCCCTTCTTTTTCATCATGATTACACCGCCACCACGTTTCTTCTTAAACTTCTCTGCTTCGGCTTTGGTTACTTTCTTAGGGGCAAAGGTGTTTGCATAGCTTCTCAATCCTTTTGCTGTCGATGTTATACCTTTGTCTTTCATGTACTTTTTTAGTTCAGCAGAAGTTACCGCTAACTTTTTAACTCCCTGCTTGTCAAAGAAAAACTTTTCTCCTGCTTTCTTGGCTGCGGCTATTGTTCTAGGCTTACCTGCTAGTGGGTCTTTCTTAGTGGCAGCATCTGCTGTTCCACCTCTCATAACCTTTGGCATTGTTCCTGACTTACCTGTCTTTCCCATCTTGGGTTCTGTTCGTACCTTAGAACCTGGTGATGGTTTAGAATCACCTTGTAGTCTTTTGCTAAGACCTGATTGTTTTGGTGTTGTTTTATTTTCGGCTCTAACTTTAGAGCCTGGTGAAACAGGAGCGTTTTTCTTGGGAGCAAAAGGCGCACGATCTTTCGTAGCGTCTTTTTGTTTTGCTCTCGCTCTCATTTCTTCTAATCGCTTTTGTCTCTCTGCTGTGCTTGCCATGACTGCTCCTTAGTAGTATTCAACTGGTCTCCTGTATTTAGGCTCGTCATCCCAATCGTCTCTTTCAGCACGAACCCATCCGCCTTGACGAAATCTTAACAGTGCCTGTGTAGTACTGTCAACTAAATCATCGTGATCGCCTGTGGGAAATGAGGCACACTCTTCTATTAACTCATCTGCCCATCGTGATTCATAATACCATATACTGCCACTAGAGAAAAGATCAGTTACTGCGTTAACTCTCGCTATCTTATCGTTACCCCTAGTGGGGGTAAACTCTGTTACAGGTATTCCCATAGCTCTAAGTTCAAACACCAAAGGCGCACCAGACGCTTTTGCTTCTACAATCATTTGATCTGGCTCAAATTCCCAGTATTTATCGTAAGCAGCACGTTTAAGTTCAGGAAATTCAAGCTTATCTTTGAAAGAA